TGAACACCATATCTGCCTTCTCCCCATCCATCAGCTTTTCCACATCATCAATCATGGTGGAATCGCCGCACATCAGGCGGTGATTGCCTAGGCGGTAAATGTCTCCGCGCTTGGTTCTAGGCTCTACCTTCTCCGGGATTTCGTCCGGGTCGCAGAGCCCTTCCTTTTCGGCCACGTCTAGCGTGAAGTTCTTGATGCCCAGGAGATCAATGTCGAAGTCCGGCCCGAGCTCTCCGAGATCGGTATTGATGCCGGATAGGTCGAGTTCCGCCCACAAGGCAACGGCGTTATCGGATACCAGGAATGCGTACTCTTCCTCTTCGCTACCGAAATCCTGGTAATCAACCGGAAACTCTTTCATTCCCAATTTATTCGCCGCCGCTAATCTCCCGTGCCCGGCCACGATACAGCCCGACAGGTTCGAAACGATGATCGGGTGTCTCACGCCCTGGTATTCAAAGATTTGGGCTAGACGCGCAATCTGATCGTCGGGGTGGTTATTCCGGTTCTTGGGGTGAGCCTGTAACTCAGAAAGCGGAACTAGCTTTTTATATTCGCATCTAATCTTCACTGCTGCCTCAACATGGAAATCATGCGTTCTACCGTTGGGTTTGGGCTGTCTTTGGGAAATGAATCTAGGGCCTTTTCGTATTTGCTGACCTTGCTTACGGGGAAGTGCTCGATACAGCTATTGAGTGCGTCCTTGATGACGGACTCTTTCGCGTCTAGGTACATGCCGCGTGTGATTAAGCGGAATATCTCGTCCCAGTATTCTTCTCGGAAGTCGCCGTCACTGAGGGCTAGGGTGACAAGGTTTTCCATCTTGGCGGCGTAGTTCATTGCTTAGCCTCGTCGTTAATCCGATTTAGCTCTTCCTTGATTGTATTTAGGCAAGATCCAAGCCCCATTTCCGCACGTTCAAGTTCAGCGTAACAAGCCAGTGCCCGCTTTATAGTTTCCAGAAATTCTTCATTGGTGCAGTAAACTGGAATGTGCTCGTTATAGCGAAAATTTAAGTATGCGCATTTTAAGTCACCATTCATCGCTTCGCCTTCCTGTGCTCTGCCAAGACCCGCATAGCTGCCGATGCTTCAGCGGCTTGCTTTGCGTCTGCTGTCCTGGGGAGGCCCGGAAGGCAGCACTTCTTGAACTTCCGGCCGGAGTGACAAAGGCACTGGGAATTGCGATCGAGCTTTAGCATGGGGTTCCACGCTCTGCCGTCTCCCGGTATGTATTTGTTTGCCTTACTCATCGGATTCCTTCTTGAAGGGCGCAAAAAACGATTGGGGATAATGCCTTTCAGATATGGAGTTCGGCGCGGAGCCGTTTCTGATCTCCTGCTCCTTCCGCATGGCTTCCTCTTCAATCTGGCGGTGTGCGCGGTTGATGGCTGCTATATCTACGACTTCCTGCGCGGTCTTGATCGGCACAATGTTGCGTTTACGCTTTTCGATTGCGCTCGTGACTAGCCGTTTACGGAACCGTTCCCATTCCCCGGCCTTTTTCCTAGTCATCCTTGACCTCGGGCTTCGTAGAGAGCGGTAGGGGGTGAGGCGGATCATCGAAGCCGAGGATTTCGCGGGCTTTTTGAAGGTCGCCGTATCGGATGGCTTCCTCGGCGCGTTCGGCCTTGATGATTCCCTCTAGAGGAAGCGAACCCTCTAGACTAGGCCGCCAGGTGCAGGCCCTCTCCCGCCAATCCTCGGGCTCTTCCTTGAGGCCGGCGAGGCGTTCGGCGGTTTCTTTGTCGTTCATTAGGATGGCGACGGATAAAGGGGAGAGTTCTAAGTAGGTGCGTTCCTCTTCCTTGGGTTCGCCGCCTAAAAATTTCTTCTCCATGTTCTAAGGATTGAGTGGAGAAGTCGGTAATACCACTCTTACCGAAATATTATTTGCGGTAAGAGTAGACGAAGAATTGCCGCATAATAAGATTACCTTATATGAAGCAAATCATTGTTCCGAAATTGACCGGTCCGAAAAATCCCAAGCGTTTGAACATGGCCATCTCGAACACGATTTACGACTCGCTGAAAAAAGCAAAAGCCCTAGGCATTAATGGCCCAGAGCTTGTGCGAATGATCCTTGAGAAAGAGCTTCCCGAGTACATCAAGGAAGCCAGCTGATTACTTAAGGCTGGCTGGTTTTGGCCCGCAGCTTTTCTGCTGAGCAAGCTCCTGAGACTTGGCCACCGCTTTATTAAGCTGATCATCGTAGGTGAGCTTCAAGGCTACACCCGGAATCACAAATAGAAAGTAACCCCATCCCGTAAGCGAGCGCTTAGTGTTGTATCCTTCGTTATACTCTGCCTTAGGCATCGCTGCTCGTGCTAGGTGGTCTACCTCGCATTTCTCTTCTTGATTGACGGGAACGCGACAGGAAACGTTTTCGCTAAAAGAATTTGAATGCGCAGTAGCTGATTGATGAGTAGTCCAGTTATATGCGGTCGCAGATTCTGTTCCATTTGATTCTGTTACGCCAGTTAAAGCCATTCCCTTGAGAGCGCATTGCTCCTGATAGGAAATGGGTGCCATAGATGCGCAGCTGGTTAAACTTAGTAGCACGGTGAGGGATATAAGTTTTTTCATATACACCTCTATCGTCCGGTATTTAGAATTCTTTAATCGCACCTCAATATACTTATTTTGCATGTATCAATATTGAGTCGAAAATCTCACCACTTAGAGCAAACTAGGCAGGATAGGGCAGTGGTATAGCTAATATTCGTCTTTGTTTATAGTACGTTTGTAGTACAGTCGCTGACAGCTATACGAGACCGGGCGGAAAAACGCCTCAAATATTAAGATATATATACCGAAACTAAATAATATGTCACAGAGAGACTACTTGGCGCATATCATGGCGCTTTCTGATCAATTGCTCAGTATTTCATCTGAACTGAGAGCCACAATGCTAAAACACAATAGGGAAGAAATGGCTAAGCTAGCGCGAGATGCGTTTGCGGTCGTTTCCTGCTCTGGCAGTGCCGCGCAAAATCATGATTGCGTTGTCGAGGATGTCGTCGTCGTCGATTCCGAGGACTAGGCCAATGGCTTCTAGGCGCTTCTTATCAAGCCCCATCTTGCCGAGCACATGCATGGTCATCTCTTCGGGGGTTGGGGCGCGTGGAGGGGCTGAAACAGGGGCTTCGTCGCCTATTAGGTCGGATACAGATATCCCCAAGGCCTTTGCGATTGCCGGTAGCTTATCTATTCCCGGAGCGTTCCTTCCGCCCAGGTAATGGCTCATTTGAGGGCCTACAATCCCCGCTCGTTTGGCCAGTTCAGCGTGGGTCAGATTCTGACTCTCTGCCAAGCGCCTGATTTTTAGGCGCATTTTTTCCCACAAGGAATTATTCATCGCTAGCACCTTTACACTTGCGGCGCACTAGTAAGCCTGCTAGTATGCAGGAAATGGACGACCGAGGAAAAATGCTGAAGCAGCGGATGAAACTGAGAGGCCTAAAAGCCATAGAGGTTTCCAGGGAATGCCGTTGGTCCATCGACTCGATAAGAAAGCTGGGAATTCAAAAATTCGCGGACGAAACCCTCGACGAAATCGAAGAGGCAATTGCGGCTGCGTCTAGAAAGAAGATCCAGCTCCAGTCAGTCGGTTAAAGCGTAGCAGATAGCACCTATTATGCGTAGCGACAAGGTCGCAATGGATTCGTGCGTCTTTTTTTTAAGAGGTCTTAATGAGCCTTAAATTACTGGAGTTTAAAAGCGAAGCCGCTCCAAAGGCCGAACATGAGGAGCCACTTCTTACCCTTGCCGAGATGGTGGCGCTTGAATGCTGCTCCTATCCCAGCCGAACGGCCATCGCCAGAGTCGAGCGAGTTATTGAACAGCGCCTAGATTCCCACTTCTTAGCAATCATGACCATGCTTCCGCCCAAGGACGCCGAAATCGTGCAGAGGGCGCGCGTTTTAATAAAGCGCCTAATCAAGGAGCGTTCGGCATGATCTTCACCCTCGCCATCATCTCTTTCATCTGTACGGCCCTTCTGTTCGTCGTGGTGTTCTCCACTGCTGACGACGAGATCGGTACTGAGATCGACCATCGGGAGGAGCAATGAAGCGCTTTAGCCGCCTGTCTCCGCATCCGGACTTTGCTGACTGCGACGAAGTCGAAAAAGTTCTCGCTTGTCCCTATTGCCTTGAACCAAAAACCGGCTCTGAGCTTGGTTGCTGCGGCGAGGGCCGGAACCATTTTGAATATCTTCGCGTACTAGATGACGGGAGTTTGAGCGAATGAGCCTCGACGAACGAAACGACCCAAATACTCCAACTGCGACGCTGCAGATTTACGACTTCATCGCGTCATATTTCGGCCGCGAAGAGTCCACCAACGTAAACCGCGCCTCGAGTGCTCCGCGCTGCCATAAGGCTAGGTGGTACCAGCGTCAGGGATATCAGGCTGAAGCGCTTACCCCGCGCGCTATCGTAAACTTTACCCTTGGAGACCTCTCCGAACACACTGTGAAGTATTTCATCCTGAATGCCTGTGTGGGCGAGGGGAAGCTATATAAGCGCGTAGATTTTGGGAAACTCATTGGGCAGTTCACCGTACAGAACGGGAAAGCCATTCGGATCTACGACCAGGAAACACTTACGGCGAAAATCGGAGAGATTGAAGTCACTGCCCACGTAGACGGTTGGGGCCAGCGTAACTCTGATGATCGATGGGAGTTGATTGAAGTAAAATCGGCCGCAGATTACGGCTTTGAAGAATTCAAAGAAAACGGCCCTGGAGACTACATCAAGCAGGCTGCTGTTTGCTTACAGACAGTTAAAGCGCATCTGCTTGGAGCAACGCAGGTTCGCTACTTTTACCTCAAGAAAAACACCGGGCACCTGTGGGACCGGCTTGAAACTCCTAGTGCCTACAATCTTCAGGACGTGATCGAGGAATATAAGCTGGCTAACGGCGACGAAGAACCTAAAGCCCCGTATTTCGCGGTACCCGAAACTTTCCGTAATAAACCTACCGGCCGCATGGTGCTGCCTTGGCAGTGCGCTTACTGCGCGTTCATCAAGCACTGTCACCCTGCTGCCGAGATGGAAATTAAAAACGGAAAACCCAAGTTCTACATCAACGAAAAAACGAAAGAGGCAGTATGAAGTTCAAAGAACTAACGAGCAACGTAACGAAAAACCTACTCAAGATGAAATCAGGAGAAGAGGTGCGAGGGGTGTTCCGTGGTGACCCGGTGGATTTCCGGCAGCATTGGATCGCCAATCGCAGTTACCTATGCAGTGGAAACAGCACGTGTGAGTATTGTAAGGCTGGAGAGAAATCTTCCTTCCGCTTCCGCATCAACATTGTGATCAATGAGAACGGCGCACATGTCGCCAAGGTTTTCGAACAAGGAAAATCTGTATACGAGGCGCTCAAGTCTCTTAATACCGATTACGCCCTGGAAAAAAACCAAGTGAAGATCAAGCGCATGGGTAGCGGAACCGAAACTCTGTACACCATTCTTCCCGTGCCTAATGGAGAGCTAAAAGATGGCGCTCTCAAGGCAATCGAAGCAATTCCGCTCGTGGATTTATCGCTAGATGCCAGCAGGCCCGCTGAACCGATAGCCGAGGAAGAGGATTCTGAGGACGTTCCGTTTTAGTTTTTCTGCCCTTGGCGCGTGAAACAATTTTTCAGATTTAATCTGGAGTATTTATAAAGCACACGCGCCGAGGGCGGGTTTTCCATTGGGGTGGTAAGTGATCGCTGAAGTTTTAAAAGAAGATTTCTTCAGTCTCGATGAGATGGCGAAAACGCTACGCCTAAAACCCGCTACTTTGAAACGTCGAATCGGTGCAGGAACAGAGCACCCGCCGTACACTAAGATCGAGGGCGAAATCCTTTTCCCCCGCGATATGTTTCGTGACTGGGCAAGGAAGCGCCCCATTATTTGGGAGGTCCGAAGTGTCGGCTGAAATCCACAATTTACCCACAAAGAAAGTGAAAAGATTCAAGAAGGCCGGGGAGCACATGCTGCTCAACACCCAGTCGGGAATCTACTACGCCAAGAAATCTTTTGAGCGGTACCAAATCCCCATGCTGTTCGCTTCCACGGGCTTTTCCGAGAGAGAAAAGCAAAAGGCGAAGGCTCGTGTCCTGGAACTTATCCAGATGCACATGGATCGGTATCTAGGCCCGAACCGAGATATCGCCGCCCGCCGTAAACATGCCGTATCCGTTGGCCAGGTAATGGACGAGTATTTTGCCTCGAGCGATTTCAAGGGCCTTAGAAAGCGCACTCAGGAAAACAAACTTCAGTTCATCCCGGAGCTGAAAGAGGCATGGGGTCGGTACCACATTGAAGCAAATTTCGCTGAACTTTGGGCTGACTGGCTTCCGGGGTTCAAGGAGCTTAAATCCAAGCGCCGACTCGCCATGGCCGAGAAGCAGAAAATGAGACGCCCCCAAATGCGGGAGACGTTCAATGATTACGCTAAAGCCATGAATGGCATTTTGACCTTTGCTCGGAAGAGAAAGTACATCTCGTACTTTAATCCGATTCCTTACCTCGATAAGAAGCGCGGTCAGACCGGTAGAGTTTACACCGACGAAGAACTAACTAGTCTTTGGCGCGCCATGTCGGCAGAGATGCAAGACCAGTTTCTGCTTTGCCTCGAATCGATGATGCGGCTTCGGGAAGCCATTCAACTTAAAAAGTCGAGGTTCGATCCAGTTACCGGCGTCATTACGCTGCTTCCTGAGGACGTAAAGACCGGCAGCAAGACGGGTAAGGGTAGGGCCTTCGTTGTAGGTCAGGACCTCAAGGCGAGGCTAATAGCGCGTATAAACGCGAATCCAGAGTCTCCATACTTCTTTCCAAGTCCGGAAGATCCAATGAAGCCGGTACAGAGCAACAAGACGGCTTGGAAGAATACGAAGAAACGAGCTGGCATCAAGGGCAAGGCTCGGTGGCACGATTTGCGGCATACCGCATTGACTCGCGCTGTTCTCGACAAGGACGCAAAGCCCGCGCTCGTTGCTCAGTACGCGGGTGTTTCCATTCGCACGATCGAAAATGTGTACCTGCACAACGAGGCTGAAAAGACGGCATCGATTGCGAATGTCGTGCGGGTGAAGCGGTGATTACACAAACTTCCGGTGATTCCCCGGTGATTTTAAGAAAGAAGGCAAATAACATGGCGAAAAGAAAAGACAAATCTAAGAAGAGACCAACCTTGACACGGTGGGGGTCGGAGGTTCAATCCCTCTCGTCCGAACCAAATCTCTCCACCCTCACCAAGTCGCAAGTAGTTGAAATTCCTAGCAACTACGACGTAATCCCTGCAATCGACTGGAACAACGGTCGACCCCGCCTGTACCGCGTTGCCATCAAGAAATCACCCGAAAACGGTGATTTCCCGGTGACGAAAAAACGCGCGCGTAAATCCGCCTAAGCCATAGATCCGGGGGGAAAAATGGCTAAGCGATTTACCGATACCGAGAAATACGACAAGGCGTGGTTTCGCCGTCTGCCGTGCCGCATGAAAGTGGCGTGGGATTGGCTGTGTTGCAACTGCGACAAGATCGGGGTTTGGAACGTCGACATGGAGAAGCTGAGCTTCGAAGTCGGCGAGCCGGTTACCCTGTTGGAGCTCACCGAAACCTTCAAAGTGCGGGTTTTTGATGAAAACAAGCTTTTCATCCCGAGCTTCGTTCCTTTCCAGTACGGAGATGCTTCCGGGAAACTTTCCTTCAAGGCAGGAATTCACCGGGACATTGCCAAACAACTGGAACTCCGAGGTTTTCCTGTTCCCGAATTCCGAGATTCCCCTGAAGAGGAAGAAGTTAAAAACAATTCCGACACCTCCAAGGCCCCTCCCACCCCCCTCCCAGGGGACCTGGGTCTAAGTAGAGGTAGAGGTAGAAGAAGAAGTAGTAATATTAAATACCCGCTTTCAGAAATTTGGAATGAAACGGCGCACGAGTGCCTGCCCCGCGTTGCAAAGCTCTCTCCGAACGGCACCCGCTCCAAGTCGGCAAATGCTCGCTGGGAAGAACATCCAGACCCCGAGTTCTGGCGTGGCGTAATCAAGAAAATCAATTCCATCCCCGGCCTGCTAGGCCTGAATGACCGCAAATGGAAAGCCAACTTCGAATGGCTGGTAAGGCCTGACACCGCCGCAATGGTGCTTGAGGGCAAGTATGACCAATGGGGCCAATCCGAAAAATCAAAACACAAACCTTCTGCATTGCTGAGAGCTGAAATGGGGGAAACGGGATGAGATACGAAGAATACCTTGAAGAAGTTAGAGCGTTGGTGAAGGAGCCACTTCCAGAGCATCCGAGCGAGGCTGTGGCCACGTTTGCCGAGACCTGGTTTGACACCAAGTCAGCGCAGCAGAAGCCCATCGACGGGATTCCGCTTCCTGGTTACGAAAACTTCAACCGGCTTACTCGCGGTATCCGCCCACATGAGTTCACGATTCTCTGCGGGCCAACCGGATGCGGGAAAACCACGTTGCTCGCAAACCTTGCTTGCACGCTCACCACTGGCAGCACGCCGATTTTCATTGGCTCTGTCGAGACCGGCAAGACTGACTTCATGCGCGTGATGGCTGGCATCTTCGCCAACAAAGACCCTTACGGCGCGTGGTCTCAGGAAGAGGTAACGCAGGTAGAAAAAGACTATGCACAGGTTCTGCAATCGCATCGGCATATCTTCTGCCGGTATGACTCCCGCGTTCCCCACGAGAACCTGCTAGCTGATCTCCTTTACGCCCACGAGACGATGGGCACCAAGATCGCGCTAATCGACAACCTGAATTTCCTAATGGATGTAGCGCCTTCACGCGACCAAATCGCCGTGATGGATCAGGCCGTTCACGACTTTGTGGTGTTCGTGAAAAAGGTGCCCATCCATGTCGTGATGGTTATGCACCCCAAGAAAACCGACAACGGGCGCGTGCATTCCGAGTTCGACATCAAGGGTTCTTCGACCGCCGTGCAAGAGGCCGCTAACGTGATTCTCTGGAATCGCCTTGAGGATGAATCGCACGCTCCTGAGGGTTATTTCCCTGAGTGGTGCCGAGAAATGAAGTTCTGCAAAGTTCGGAAAAACGGTCGCGCCGTTGGTTCGCGGATCGTGTTTTCGATTGACCGTAAATCTCCACGCCTCAAAGAGGAGCGCCTTCTATGAATCCGCAGGAGGGGCCGTACTGGGTGCAGATTGATAACTGCCGAGCTGATATTGCCTTTGAGCAATCGGAGATCGCTTGGATCAAACCAAAGCTACTTCAAGAAAACCTAAGTCCGTATGCGCGCCAAATCTACGCCGAGATGCTTGAGGATGCGGAGATGTTGAAGGGGCGCGCGGAAATGGAGCTAGAGGAGTGGATGCACAAACATTACGAGTTTGTTCGTAAAACTGAAAAAGAGGGGGCCTAAAATGTCAGACCTGGAAAAGCAATGAAACACCAACACCTACACACGCTGTTTTCATTCCTCATGGCGATTGCCGTAATTCTTTTCATCGCAGGGTGCAGATGATTTGGCGCAAACGAAATACAGGCAAAGAGCGGAAATATAAGAATGAAAAAACTCAGGTCGCAGGTCATTGGTTCGACAGTAAAGCCGAGGGAGCACTTTATCAGGAATTACTCATCCTCGAGAAAGCAGGCGAGATTTCTGGGGTGGTCCACCATCCCGGCACCGTCTTTCTCACCGAAGCCCGTGTGCAGTACAGACCTGACTTTCGTTTCGTTCGCGTTGCTACCGGAGAAGTTGAATACGCCGAGTTTAAGGGATTTCAAGATCAGAAGTGGCCAATCAAAAAGCGTCTATGGGGAGTCTATGGACCGGGGAAACTTTCTATCTACATGGGTTCGCATACCAGGATTCGCTTGGTCGAAGTGATTACCCCAAAAGGGGAGAAGAGTAAGTAACGTGTTTAAGGAAAACGATTTAGTGCTTCATAGGGTTGAGTACGTTCACAGCATCAACGGGAAAACGTACCAAGATAAAACTTTGCTCAACGCAAGGTTGATCCGCCTTATCGGATCGCAGGCAGATATTAAGTTCAGGAATGGAATCATCAAGCGCGTGGCACTCACGAGCTTAATCAAGGGAGAGGAAAATAATGTTCGAAGCAATTAAGAATTTTTTCAAAATGCTGTTCGGCCCGAAAACCGAAACCAACCCGGCCGTAAGTCCGCACGAGCCACCAACGAAAGTAGAGGAACCGAAAATGGATGAGAAGAAACCGGCAACCAATTTCAATGCACCGTGGGTGTTTCAGGATATCGACATTCTGGGCAGCAAAGAGGATAGCCGAGAGCTGGCAAAGCGCCTGGTGCCTTTCTGGCGGCGTGTGGGCCTATCGTTTTCGAATCTTATCGGAACCTCCCACGCTTGGTGCGCCCTTCGGGTTAACTATGCCCTAGATAAAGCAGGCATCAAGGGCAGCGGTAGTGCAGCGGCGAAGAGCTTTGAAAAGTACGGAAAGCCGTGCCCCTATTGGTTTGGTTCAATCCTTCCGCTCACCCACAGCAACGGAAATCACCACGTAAATCTTTTCCTCTACTGGCACGATGAGGCGAAAAAGATTGCCGTCACGATGGATGGAAACCGCAATAACGAGTTTGGCATTTTCCTGACCGACATTTCTGGGCGTGGCGACAAAGTTATTCCAGGACCCAGGTGGCCGCTTGGTGTGGCTGATGGCGTGTTCAAAACGAAGGCGGAAGTACTTGCGGAGTTTCCCTTCCTGAAACCGGGGAGCAACGGCACGGGCGGAACGACTCGATGAATGCAAGAAAAGCGTTTGAAGCAATGGGATACAAGATTTTGACTGTTGCAGGAAAAACGGCAAATGGTCCAGATATGCATGTGATGCGTGGAGATGTTATTTTGCGCGTGGAAATTAAGAAGGCCAGGAATGTTAAGCGAAGCATGGCCGTTCATCCAGTCGAAGTAAATCGAAGAAATGATGACTTAATTGCCATTGAGTTTCCCAGTGGTTACGTGCTTATCGAGCCGATGGCCGACCATTTGCGTTCCTGTGCGCCAAGTGGATCGAGATCATTTTTCGGAATTTACTAACAAGTTTGGCCTCGAGTTAATGAAGGAAAGTAGAAAATGAAAAAACTAATAAAAGTAGAAGAAGTGAGCGGAGAAGGATTGATCGGATTGATGGGGCAGAACGTGACCTTGTTTTGCCTAAATTATATCTACGCAGGAAAGCTGGTGGGAGTAAACGATGCGTTCGTGAAGCTAGAAAATGCGAAGATCGTTTATGAGACCGGCGGACTTATGGAGAAAGAATTTAAAGACGCGCAGCCACTCCCTAATGATTGGTACGTGCAAACGGCGTGTATTGAATCGTTTGGAATTTTAAAAACCTGATATGCGGAGATCGCAAAAGCAAAAATGGAGGTTCGGGTCTAGGTCTTGGTCTAGGTCTGGGTCTAGGTCTGGGTCTGGGTCTGGGTCTGGGTCTTGGTCTTGGTCTTGGTCTGGGTCTGGGTCTGGGTCTGGGTCTAGGTCTGGGTCTGGGTCTGGGTCTAGGTCTGGGTCTGGGTCTTGGTCTAGATAAAAAGTTTGGCTGAGGGTTGGTGCGGCGTTGGAAGCTGTTACGAGCGATGGAAGTTCGCCCCCGGAGAACTCACACGGGTAAATACTGGAGAAACGCGGTTGGTTCGGAAGTTAGTCACAAGTCATCCGAACATGCCATAGATGTGCAATTGCCGGAATCGCGCCCGGCCACTAACCCGAGGCCATTTTTTGAAAGGAAGTGATGAGATGAGTTTTCTTGAGGGGGCAAAGGACGGTAAGCACTATTGGCTTACTCCGCCAGAGCTTTACAAAAAGCTTGATGACGAATTTCATTTTGATTTCGATCCATGCCCGTTTCCGTTACCGCCAGGATTTGACGGGTTGACCGTTGAGTGGGGAGAATCCAGTTACGTAAATCCTCCGTTCGGAGCAATAATCCAAAATGGAAAAAAGATGGGGCCAACCGCATGGGCGCGTAAAGCCATTGCCGAACAGGAGAATGGAAAAAATGTGGTGCTTGTATACCCGGTTCCGAAGTGGATCCTGATGCTTTTAAAGCACTCCGCCGAAGTCAGAAATCTTGGTGACGTTAAGTGGCATTCTATCGAGGAAAACAAACCAGGCAAAGGAATAGGCCAGCATATTGCCGCCTTTGTTTTGAAAGGAAAAAAATGAAATACATAGAGTTAGCTTTAATTTTAATATTCCTAACCGCCTGCACCACGCAGCAAGTAGCGCCACCCGTGGAGGAAAAAACGCCAGTGCAGGAAGCCTGCCCGCAAGGTAAGGGCTGGTGCTATACGCAGCTAACGAAAGACATTCTGAGCCGCGATGGCCAAGAGCTTCTTTCCGCTAGCCCGAAAGACTACGCGGCCTTTTGCGGCGTGAAAGCAAAGCTAGACTGCTACGCCGATCTAATCAAAGCCATGAGCTATTTTGAAAGCGGCTGGGATAAAGATCAGGTGTACGTGGAATCGTTCACCGATGCGAAAGGGCAGCGCGTGCGCAGTGTCGGATTGCTACAGGAAAGCATTGAATCGTGTAAAGCATATGGAGCATCAGCCAACACAACCGAAGAGCTTATGCAGGTTGGGAAAAACTTAGAGTGTGGCGTTCGCATCATGAACCGCTGGATTCCAAAAGATGGCGTGATTGCAGGCGGTAGTAAAGGTGCGTGGAAAGGAAACGCACGTTATTGGAGCGTGTTACGCACGAAAGTGGCGCAGATTCAGGCGAGAATGAAATGAACTGGGCGTGTAAGTTGTTTGGACATAGTTGGATGGGGCTGGCGACGCAATACTATAAGCGGACCGAATACGATGACGACGTAAATATTTTTGTCTGCGCTTGCAGAAGGCGAAACTGCGGTGCATCTGCAATCTTGAAGGTGTGGGGAAATAGCCCGGACATAAAGACAATTCAATTTTTTGAGCAAACGAAATCCTGGAAAAAAGAAGACGGGGCGATTCCAGACTGGGCGAAAATCTTAGTTAATTAAGGATAAAGAATGGATTACAACAAATCCGAAATCGAAGCGGCTGAGAAATGGCGTGATGAAAATGCTGATCAATCTCTTACGTGGGATTTGGTAGAATGCGCCTTCCTCGCAGGCATAGCATACCAGAAATCGCGCGCTGAAAAGCTGCGGGAACTGGTGGATGCGGCGGAACAAATGGGAAATGCTTTCGATACATTTTTCCGCGCCTCAGAAACCCGAGGAACGCTGATTGATCCGAACATCATAGCGTTAGGATTCGCCAATAAGAAATGGTCTCACTTCAAAGATTTAGTCATTGCTTATCGAAAGGAAACAAAATGACCACCGACCAAAAGCCCGCCGCAGAGTTTCCGCCGAGAGTGATCGTAGATGTCGATAGCATGACGGTGCGCTTACCCCTGGGAGAAAAGGGTAAAGGAAATTACCTGTCCCGCAAAGAACACGAAGTCCAGCTAGAATCCGTAACCCGCGAGCGCGATGATGAAAAAAAGAATTACCAGGAATGCCTAAAGACGCTAAACGCAGTTTCTTCTGCAAACCGAGAATTGAATGCGCAGCTAGAAAATACGAGGGAACTTCTGAAAATGCTTTACGAGCAATTGCCTACTTGGTTTGTCTTGCAGGATGCAGATTGGAAACGGTTGCGCAAAGAGCTGGGGGAATAGCTAAAACGCTGAAATCACTCAGCAACAAAGTGTAATACAGCAATATCTTGTTACAAACTTACCGGCTTTAGCGCGGGGGTGGTAAGGATGTAACCGATCTACCGCGTTGTGCCGTGCTTGAGGGAGTCCTTCTTTCGCTTGGAAAGTAGGTTCTCTCTACCCCGTGCTTCGTTGCCACATGCGTCACAGCGATAGCGTTGGTACTTACCAGCCGCCGAGAAGTAGAAACCATTCCGCAGATACTCGCCAGAGCAACCAGGTTGCCTGCAGTTCGCATTTCGGGTGCCGATGTATAGGTTGGTATTAACCGTCGCGTCCCACGCTCTCATGGCCTCCCAGACGTCTCTAAGCGCAAGAATGTCTTGCCGGTTGTATTCTTCCATTTCTCGCCATGCGTCGGGATTTCCCTTCAGGCACTCCTTCTGGAGCTCCATTCCGGGGAACTTGTCGTGCTTCAGTTTCTTGTGCTTTACGTCAAAGTGTTCACACAGATACTCAAGCGAGTTGTACGTGAAACCGAAATAACGCTTTGCGATGATCTTGGTGTCTACGTGCTTGAAAGTGGAGTAGGGCTGCCGTCGTCGTATCCGCTTGTGAATCAGCCGGGCGTTGATCTTCTTTACGTCAAACTTCTTACCGTTCTGCGTGATCAGAATGTCCGCCGCATCGAGGATGTTCCACAATTCCTCCAGCAACGGAGTGTCGTCTCTCGGGTCACTGTGATCACGTAAATCCCGGTAGATCATCTCTCCCGTGGAATAATTCATCGCCGCGAAAGAGAGAATACTCCAATCATTGATCACCTGGTTGTGACGAATGTTCTGGTCCCACGGCTCATAGACGTAAACCTCCATCGGGGCCGTTTCGATGTCGATCAGGTAGATCTTTGGACCGTCTCCCTCGTCAATCTGCTCTAATACCTTCTGCTTTCCCGCAGCCAGCACCATTTGCGTCCACGAGCCAAACGTCGCAGTGATTTGTTCCTTGTTGTACTTTGCTTTCGGGTGAACCCTGTACTGGTTCCTTGAGGGCCATTCGCCAACCGCGTCAGCGACCTCTTTGACGTTCACCAGGATGTCGTGGGCGAGTCCTTTCGCCATAGATCCCCCCTAACGCTTCTTTTTTAAAGCGGGGTTCTTCCATAAACCCCTTAGTCGACCCTTCCATGAGTCCATGACAATTTTTTAATATATTAACAACAAATATTGTTGTAAATGGTATCTCATGCCGAATAAGCCTCTTGATCTGACTGGTATGAAGTTTGGAATGTTGACCGCAATCCGACGTACTGACCGAGTGTATTCTGGTCGCAGGTATTACTGGTTGTTTCGGTGCGATTGCGGCAAAGAAAAGATCGCGCCTTGTACGACTGTAAAGCGCGGTAGTTGCAAATCATGTGGATGCATTCGCCGTGGTTACAAAACGCACGGCATGAAGCATACCAAGATCTACCGAACATGGATTGCAATGGTTGAGCGATGCGAGAACCCAAACCATAAGAGCTACTCAGGATACGGAGGTCGAGGGATAAAGGTATGCAAGCGTTGGCGTAAGTTTGAAAATTTTTATAGTGACTTCGGATCAAAGAGACCATCTCCGAACCACTCAATAGACAGAATAAACGTAGACGGCGGGTACACGCCCGGAAATTGTCGTTGGGCGACCGTAAGAGAACAGAGTAACAACAAATCGAATACCATTTATGTACTTCACGAATGAATGAAAATAACGCTATCTGATTTGTCGCTGAAGACTGGAGTTGCTCACCGTCTTCTGCGGAAACGAATTCGCGAGCGCGGCTGGTCGGTCGAGAGGGCAATTTCTGGATCTCCTCGCGACAAAAAAACATAAAGGAGCAATCTCTTATCGTTTCCATAGCCTACTTTCGCGTTCGGCGTTTCCGGTGTTTTCGACGTCTCTTGCGCTTCCTTGCGACTTTAACGTCTTTGAAGTCGTAACTGCCGAGTGGTCCCAGTTCGTCGCTATCCATTCAGGGCCTCGGAATCAGCTTCTTTGCCAATTCATCCAAGTCCCTCACTACCTTATCGACACTATTCACCGCCACGTTGCAGTCAGGCCCAGCCATCCGGCACGCCGTAAGCCAGTCTTTTTTAATCTCGGTCCATGAGTCAGCATCAATCATGATCATGAACGGACGCATGCTTTTCCACTTCTCCGCACCGATCAGCTTTTTCTCGTGCGTAACAGTGTTAGCGCACGCGCCTTCTGGACCATCCCTAAATGGAATCTCTAGGCACACGTCAACCTTAGTGACCTTGCCCGATCCTGCGCAGCTACTTAGGACCGTCGCCCACAGTACCAATGCGAGAAATGATCTCGAGATACTGGCGGCGGATCTTTTGCTTTTCAGCTTCATCGTATACCTTTGCCGTTGCCTTATCGTAGGCGGCTTTTGCTTCTCGCTTGAATTCCTCTAGCTTTGCGCCCTCTCTCAAGGAATCCAGCGTCACGTCGATCAGGAAAACACCGCTATCTACGAAAAAGCCGAGAAAGCCTTTGATTAAAAAACCAATGACCTTCCCGGCTATCGTGGTGGGCGGTACCCCTAGCTTCAATAGGAGAAGGCTGCTCCCCAGATTCACTACGAATAGATCGCGGTGCTTACTGAAAAGAATCTTTCCTATTGCATCCCACATTAGGCGTTATCAGCGGGGTTGATTTTGTCGGCGAGCTTCTGGATAAACTCTTCGGCCTTCGGGTAGCCGAGAGCGATAAAATCGTCGTACGGCATTTCCGACAGCTTGGCGCTATCCGAGAGCCACGCAAAGAGGTTATGAGCAAAGATTTTTGCTTCCTCTTCCACGAGCTCAAGGCCGTTAGCTTTGCAGCGTTCAAGTAGATCCTTAATGTCGTATGCTTTTACCATTGTGTTTCCTTCCTTGTTTAAAGTTTCTTGCACTTGAAAAGATTCGATTGCACTTCGTCGCAGTCTCTGACGTATACGGTGGAGGAGCACGACGATAGCGAGGCCGCCAAGATCACTAAGATTGTGGCGAATAACATCCAGTAGATGGTGGAATTTGGCATTCACGTCTCCTCCAGCTTAGAAATACGTCTCTCGTGTCCCTCTGTTTTCTCTAAGAGAACAGCAACGTTCACGTTCAACTCAGTCACTGAATCCGTCAGCTTGTTCAGAGTCTTTGCCACGTAGACGAAGATGCAACTCCACCCGAACCCGAATAATCCCACCGCCACTTGTTGCCACTCGATCATTTCCCCTCCGTGGGATTAGTAGTAAATTGCCACGTATCCAGAGCCGCCAGCGCCACCAAGTGAACCCGTAGTCCCCTGTCCACCACGCCCACCATTGCCGGTGTTCGCTGAGCCGCTAGTTCCAACCCCCCCAGCGGTATAGTCTCCACCATCTCCGCCGACGCCATATGTTGCGCCAGTGCCAGCAATCCCAGAATATGTCGGGGAAACAAGCCCGGCACCGCCTGCGGCGTTACCAGTGTTGCTTGCGTTTGCTCCGTTGCCCCCAGCGCCTGCGCCGCCGCCACCGAAGCCCGAACCATAGTTCTGCGTTCCGCCAGTATGAAATCCGGCAATATTAAATGATCGCGTAAAAGATGCGCTTGATAGGGCGGTGAATGTAACACCGTTGGCGTCTGCTCCAAATCCAGAGGAAGAGGAAGCGGTGGCAGTCGAACCCCCACGGCCCCCTAGCGCATAAATGTTTCCAAGCGCGCTGTATGTTCCGCTGTTTGCCCCAGACGCCGCACCACCTGCGCCAACAACGATGTTAAAAACATCGCCAGGAGCAACGGTCATTGTTCCGTAGGTTACATCCCCACCAGAGCCACCACCACCAGCCACCCAGTTATTTCCACCGGTACCGCCAGCCCCACCGCCTCCGACAACCAAATAGGCAATTTGCGTAACTCCAACGGGGACGGTCCAAGTACTTGTTCCAGCAGAAGTAAAATCGGCTTTAGTTGTGGGCGAAAACGAAGATCCACCACTAGAAGCAGCGATAGTGATCGATCCGCCTGCGTTGGTGATGGTTACGTTTGATCCAGCGGTAAGAGTAGACTTCGACAAGCCACCGGTGGAGGTGTTACCAATCAGCAACTGCCCATCGGTATAGCTAGATTGACCAGTTCCACCTTTGTTTACAGGAATTGGAAAGGGCTGGTAATCAGCAAAGGCAAATGTAGCGAGTAGCAGTGTTAGGAACTTCATCATAGAGAAACCTGCGCCGCCTGAACTAGTTGAAGAAGACCAGCCACAATCTGTCCATTAGGATCAAACGTGTTGAAATCGATGCGAAAATTATGGTCTAGCACCATTTCTTTACCTTCGTTCTTGGCTTGCTCTGAAACCCACCCACCGCACAGCACGTTGGCCATTCCGCTTTGCACGTCAACGTTAATGGAAAGCATTTTCCAATAACCAACCGTTACACCAGCGTCATTCGTTAAGTTTTTAGCCCAGCAGATTTCCATAGATACTCCTTAGAAAATTCCCCAAGTCGTGGAGGTTAAGCAAATGATGTCGAAAGATTGATACTGCGAAGTAAGCGAGGCACTAGTCGCACCGTCGATTGTGTCAGATCCGGTACGCGCCACCGTCACCGAGTTAGCCGAAGAGTCTATTTTCTTAATGCGGTAGGTTCTGCCGATAATGCTTGAGCTGGCAGCCGGGAGAGTCAGCGTCACCGTTCCAGACGTTGCGTCCACTCGAAGAATATTATGCGTGCCATCTAGCGTGGTGTTGGTGGATAGGGAGTTAACAACGCCCTGGTAAGATCCCGCAACGTGCAATGTCGATCCAGGTGAAGCGGTTCCAACGCCAACGTTGCCGGTATTGGAATCTATGGTAACCTGGCGGGTACTTCCACTAGCGCCGCCCCAGAAATTGATCGTCTTAGTGGCATCAGTTTGAACGAAATCTAAGCGAGCACCGTTTTCAGCCTGAATCGCCGCATAACTAGGAACTGTATAAAGAAATAGTCGACGGGTACCATCTGCGGATAGAAAACCACTCCCGTCATTGCCGTCTTGGCCAGTCCGATTTTGCTGGTAAAACTGACCCACCACGTGAAGCTGTCTTGTCGGTGATGTCGTACCGATCCCTACGTTTCCGGTTCCAAGTAAAGTCATGAGCGCCGTGCTCGATGCACTAGCATTCATGAATTGATATTTTGCAGCGGTAGAGCCAATGTAAAATTTTAAATCATACGCCGCAGGGTAGTTCGGGCCGATTTCGGCCGTGTTAGATGCATTCAGCTTAACCAACGGTACAAAGGCGTTGGTGGAGGAGTAAGACGCGAGCGCCACGTTGTTTTTAAATAAAAGGGCCTGCTGCGGCTGAATGCTTGAACTATCCATTACAAAATACGATTGATACGAGCTATTCCCCATTTGGGCGCCCAGAACAGCGTACCCCGTTGCATAGGCCGCTCCGTTACCAACCGCAAGAAACACAGATCGAATATTGGATGCGCCGGATGTTATGTTGTTGTTAGTGACATACAAAAGTCTCTCAACTGTTCCCGAAGTGGGATTTTGCACCTCTAGTTTAGAGATTGGAGAAGCGGTGCCAATCCCTAGGCGTTTATTGGTCGCATCGTAAAAAAAGTTAGAGTTATCCTGTGAATAAACACCGCTAGACCCAGCAAACAGAACAGAGCCAACCGTGAAAGCCGTGCTAGTTCCGCTGCCGCCGTTTGCTACAGGCAAAACTCCCGTGACTTTGGTCGTTAGATCAATCGTCGAGTTAGCAATCTTCGGATTCGTCACCGCCAGGTTTGCTATGTCCGCAGTATTGACCTGCTTTGCAGCGTTTGCCGTTCCAGTCAGCGCGAGTAGTAATAGTAAAAACTTCATAAACTCCCTTTAATACCTGTAGGCCGCAAACAGCTTCTGGCTCGAAACGTCGATGCCAGGAAACGTCACGGTGGTTCCGGAAAGTGTGTAGTCAACGACTTGCTCTTGAGGGGTAGATCCCAGGATGGCAATTAGCTCTGCTGCGGCTGCAGGCGTTTGCGATAGAGTGAAAACGGTATTCACTCCGCCGTAAGTTCCTATCAGAAACTCCTGCTTTGCGGTTCCGCTAGCGCCAGGAGCTCCGGTGTCGCCTTTGTCTCCCTTGTCACCTCTTGGAATCGTGAAATCTAGGACTGCGGCATAGGATGTGCCGGAGTTAGCAACAGAGGCTGATGATCCAGCAGCTCCCGTTGTAACCGTCCCAACACTCACGGTGGCAGCGTCACCCTTATCGCCAGTGTCGCCCTTATCTCCCTGGTCGCCCTTATCGCCCTGAGGAATGTCGAAATCCAACACAGCAGCGTACGACGTTCCGGAGTTAGATACGGCGGCAGACGAACCAGCTGCGCCAGTGGTTACAGTTCCAACCGCTACCGTTGCCGCATCACCTTTAAGGAGAACACCGGCAGGCCAAACACCAGATGCTTTAGGCCCGAAGATGTACTGGGTCGAGGTATTGATATAGAAATCGTTATCGTTACCGTCTCCTGGTCCGGGATCGGTGGTTCCGTGACGAATCGAAGCTCCGTCAATACCATCCACCGCCGACGATAGGTTTCCGTTAATGTCGTCTATCGTCCACTGAACAACGCCGTTAGAGTCCTTCAAGACGAACTTATAGAGGCCGGTACCGATAAATACGTTGGCCTCACCATTGGCATCTAAAACAACCGGGTTAGAGTTCGGGGTCGATCCAGATGCGTCGGAATAGGTGAGGAGCGGCGTAGATGTTCCGGCAACGTAGGTATAAAGCTCGCCTCCAGAAAGAGGATCGCCGTTACCGTCGAAGAACCTTTGCTTTAGTACTGGTGCAAGTCTAGCCAAAGTTCCTCCTAGAGTTCGTACACTTCAAGAGCTACCTGCCCCGAAGAGGTAAGGGTCGCCGATGAGTCGGTAACGGACGTTTTAATGGTGTAAGTGTGTGATCCTGCGATAGCGCCCGTATCTTCAACGCTGATCGCGCTCACGGGGATCGAGGTCGAGTGGGTCGCGCCAAAGAGAGACGAGCCGTCGTAGATGTAGATGACGCCAGCGCCACCAGTTCCACCAGAGCGAACAGAGGAGTTTACGCCGCCTGCGCCATACCCTCCGCCACCGTATCCAGGAGATGTGGCTCCTGCTCCTGCGCCTCCGCTATTTTGACCGTGCGCTCCGAGTCCTAAAGAGCCACCACCACCGCCACCACCACCGCTTTGTACCGAGACAACAACGCCACCGGCACCACCTGCCATGCAGCGTGGTAATTTTCCGAAGCTACCAGAAGTTCCACTGGCAGGAGACCCGCCACCTGCGCCACCTGCGCCTCCGCTTCCGCCAAAGAAGTATCCAGAGCCACCTGCGCCACCTGCGCCGCCTCCGTTAACTCCGTGCGCGCCACCCGCTCCGCCTTTCCAGGTAAGAAGCGTGTTCGTTCCGTCAGTAACGGCAGTATCTCCACCAGAGCTACCATTTTGACCACCGGCCGACCCTGCTCCGCCCGCTCCACCCGCACCAATCGTGATGGTGTAGGTCTGTCCCTGCGTTACGTAGAGTGGGAAAGGTCCGAACTCTGCTCCTGCTCCTCCGCCACCACCGCCTGAATCGGAAGTGTCAGTGCCACCGCCTCCTCCGCCTCCTCCGCATCCGTCAAAGATTGCTAGGCCAGTGAACGGCGCAGTCCAGCTTCCAGAAGCCGTAATCGTCTGTAGGGGAGTGCCAGCCGTGTCTCGCTCAATCCCAAACTTCTGGGAGGAGATTTGTGTAGAGTCACGCCAAATCTCAATGATACCCACCGCTGGCTTATAGTTCGGGGCAGATACCTTAAAGCGAGCAGCTCCCGAGGAATCAGTGCCGACGAGCTTTACCGCAATCGGGCGTCCCGTTCCGATGATGGTGCGTGACCCAGTAGCCGTCGCGGGAGTCGTGGACGTTACCGTTCCAATCGTAATCGTGCTCGAGTTGATGTTCAGCGCTTCGCGTTTTGCCTGGGTGATTGCGCCATCGGCAATCTTTGCCGTGGTTACGGCTCCGTCAGCAATCTTTGCGGTAACGACAGAGCCGTCAGCCAGCTGAATCACTCCGTCGACGGTCTTTTGCGTTACATCAGAGCTATTTTTGATTACGAACTTGTAAGAAGCAGTTCCTAGCCAGATATCAGCTTCGCCATTCGCATCGAGGATAATTGGGTTCGTGTTAGGCGTTCCGCCCGTCGCATCGGTATAGGTCGCGAGAGGCGTAGTAGTGCCTGCTGCGTAAGTATAGATCTTCCCGCCCACTAACGGATCACCGTTAGAGTCGAAGAACTTCTGTCTAATGTCCGGACACAGAGTTGCCATATTTCTTCCTGATCTTTTCGAGCAAAGCATCCATGGCCTTGCTGCCCGGTTTTAAATCTGATGCTTGATAGAGGAGCGATTTTCCGGCATTCGTTTTCATAAGTTCCTCTTTCATTGCGTCGATTGATGCCGGATCACGCGAATGTTCTTTGAGGTTCTGAAGCCCTTCACTGGCCCATTTCTCTGGACCATTTTTAGGCTCTTCCGATACCTTGCTGGCGTCCTTTAGCAGTGCTCTAGTCGAGTCTCCCATGAACTTCTGCCTTGCCGCTGGCGCTAACTCATCGGCTACAATTCCGCCTAGCGTTCCTGGAGCCGCCGCTTCGATCGCGGCGCCAGCAGTTGGCCCTACGGCTTTCATGCCTTTAGATGCAGCGTCAATAACCTTGGTTCCAACCGACGGGCCATAGGTTCTAATGGCTTTGCTTGCAGCAGCGCCAGCCACAGCACCAGGAATCGATCCAACTCCACCGTGAACCGCGCCAACTCCTCCACCAAGCACGCCACCCAGCGTGTCGGTCAGAGAGAAGAACTTGTTCCCGTCTTGGGCTAGTTTGTTATCTGCAATTTCTGCAACCGTAGAAGCCAACCCATAGCGCTTATTTGCGGCTTTTAGCTTAGCGGCAAGATCACCGCGTACTTCGTTTGATAGCGCCGTTGCACGGTCATTGATCGCTTCGTTAATCGTGCTGCGAATGTTCTGATAGCCCTTCTGCAGAGCGGGGAGGTCCATAGCCTTTTTGGAGTAATTGATTTCCTTGTCGTACTGTCCCTTGAGCTTTAGGAGTTCGCGAGCGTCTGCTGCTCCCGGCTTGCTCTCAAAGTCAGTGATTAGCTCTTCAAGCTGTGGAAGTACTTTCTTTGAATGAAGAGACCCAGCAACATCCTCGTCTCCCATCAATGCATCGCGCATGGCTTGAGCAATATTTTTCCTGTCAAAAGTTCCGGCATGGCCAGATTTCTCGATTTGATCAAATACCGAGGATATTTCTTTTCCAGCAGCGTCTTTAATCTGCTGCGCATTGGCGGCAATATCCTCCGCACCAGCGCCTGCAGGAGCAATGTTCTCGTCGATGATGAAGCGGCCAACGTCTTTCACCTTGTCTTTGGCAATAAGCTTCTTCATCTGCGGCTTTTGAGCACCAACAGAGCGGAGGGCGTTCTTCTCTGCAGTGGTTTCTAGAGCGTCACCAGCCTTGGATACCTTGTCGGCAACGTTAGATATACCTCGGGCTGCAATATCTACCGCTCCACCGATCGCGCCACCAATGGCGGCGTCTTTAGCACGCTCTTTAGCTTGAATCGGGTCAATAACGCCCTTCTCATCTCCAGGATTTTGAAGAGCGCCAATAACCGCGCCGGTTCCTACGGCTTTTGCTAATCGTGCGCCTTGTACTGCAGAGGGAAGTACTTTAGCGGCGACTGCCTCACCGACGGGAGCGGTAGAGATGCCGCCAGCTACCATTCCGCCGTAATATGATTTGGGATTGCTCTTTGCCAGCGCCTCTTGCCGAGCGATGTTTGCGTCGCGCTCTTGCACGTAAGAATCAGGCTGAATGTTCTGTCCGGTCACCGCATTAAGAACGGCATAGATAGGCTTAGCTGCAAGGGCCTGGAGCTGTGGAAGGTAGCCCATGCTGGCGCCGTTTCCAAATCCCTCTATGGCTGCGCCTACAGCGTCTCCTTGCTGTTCAGTTGGCGCAGCAGCGGTAGCAGCCGCATACTTCTCCCAGGGCTTACCGCCAGAAGGAGCTGGTGCTTTAGCTTGGTATTTTTCCCAAGGGCCAGCCATTATTGCGCCTTCCACGATTTAGGGTCAGCAGGATCGCCGCCCAAGTAGACGTGCCCATCTTCAACGGTTCCTACTTTCGGTGCCGCAGGAGCTGCCTGGCCACCTTCGCCTCTTGCTTGCTTGGCGGGATTTCTGTATCGGCCTTTTTCGTCGATCATGTCGGGCGTGATGCCTTTCGACTGCAGAATATCGTTGTATAGTGTGGGGTTCTTATTTTTCAGTGCCGAGTGGGCAGCCAATCCCTCGATTTGGAACTGACGCATTTGGTCTTGGGCCATTTCTTTCTCGCGAGCGACCGTTTCTGCCATTCGCTTGACGAATTCTTCTTGGCCTTGGCCCTGAGGGTTGTTCGTAAGCCACTCTTTCAAGGATTGAGCACGGCCAAACATAGTGTGCGGAACGAGGGCTTCAACGCGAGCGGAAGCTGCGGCCGTTCCTCCCAATAGTCTAGCCGTAGATTGAGCCAGTTCTTCGATTTGTCGAGAGTCGAGGCCGTTCGGTTGCGTTTCGCCTTGCTTGATGAGCTGCTCAGCATAGTCTGCCGCGTTGATCTTACCTTGCACCTGTCCAGCTTGACCGGACCGACCGGCCCACCCTTGCGACAGGTGCTTATCTAGGTCTTGAGCCCACTTGTTTTGCTTATCGGTATCCATTTGCTGGCGCGAGATGTTGTTGCGGTCGATCGTCGCATTTACTTCCTTCTTACGAAGGTCAAGATTCTTCTCGGCCATTTGCTCATCGAACAGTCTTTTGCTTTGCTCTAGCTGAGTCTTAATGTCGGTGCCTTTTTCTTGTTCGTTCTTCCAATAATTTGGGTCGTATTGAGCGGGGATGTCATTAGTCGGCACACCAGCTGCCTTGAGGGTAGCAATTGCTTTATCGTGAGTAGCTTGATCTTTAGCGCTGCCAGCAATTTGAGCAATGAACCCATGCTGCTTTTCAGCGGCCTCAATCATCGCCTTCTGCTGAGCAATCTGTGCGTCACGCTGCTGCTTCTGCCACGCGCTGAACTCGGTAGGAAACTGCTGCGCAACGGCTGATGCCTTATTGGGATCAATCGCCACGTTTCCGTTCTTGTCCTGGCTATAAATCCCCTGAAGGCTCTGTTTAAACTGCTGGCCTCTCTCTGCATCGGCTAGCTGAATGTCGCCGAGCTTCTGCTGGCGAGCCATGTCTTTAAGGCGGAGCCCTTCTCCGTATCCCTTCAAGGCGGAACCGAGCGGATCGAACGCCACCTGGTTTTGATAAATATCTGCGCTGATCGGCATTAGGCGGCTCCTTCCATGGCGAGGAGAAGAATCATGATCTTCCCAACATCAAGCAGCAGGTTCCCTTCACCGTCTTTGGTAACGAGAGTGCGCCCCAGCTTGGATTTCATCAGGTCTTGCGCCATTGGTCCGATGTGCTCACCAGAGCCCCAACGTTCCTGGTCTTTGTAGAGGAACTTGAACGGCTTGATCACAGCGCGAAGCTCAGCAATATCTTCTTTGCTAAGAGGTTCAATGTTGGTCTTGAGTCGTTCGTCGCAGGCTTTAATGGCTGCAGCCGAGCCAATGATGTTGTTAATCATTCCAGCGTTGCGGTTTGCATCGCCAATGATCGCGCCGGCCTTAGCCTGGCCCATGTTCGTGATGTTGTTCGATACGTTGTTTCCGTAGTTGGAAGCAAACTGACCAACCGCATTCGTCGCGCCCTGACCCATGCCGGCGATGGTTCCTAGGCGACCGAAACGAAGGTTAGCGTCGTTATTGAAGCGGTCATAAGCGTTCTGGTATTCATTCGAAGCAAAGTTCTGACCGTACTGCGTGAGCGCTTTGAGCGTTCCGCCGTTCATCAAGCCACCCTTTGCGGCTGCCGATCTCTCAAGCGCCTTCTGGCCCTCGTCCATTCGGAACTGATAGCCGGGATCTTTGTTGAAGTCGGCCAGCGTGAAGTTCTTCTGGAAAGCGGGGTCTTGCATCCCCTCCAGTGCCTTATAGCCAGCCTGCATGTAGGGCTGCTGATCGGCTCTCTGCTGGTCGTAAATGGCTTTGAGCGTAGCGTTTGCTTCGTTAGTGGCCGCTGACTGCGCATCCACCGCTTGACCGCTCTTATTCGTCCCGAGCACACTTCCAATTGCGTCGAATAGACCCATCCTAGGCTACCTCTCTCCCGCTGCATCTAATGGTTAGTTTGTTAGCAACGCTGGCTATCACGTAGATCTTGTCGCCCGCGTTTAAAGTCTGATCAGCAAGACCGCTCAAGGTGTCCGTAGCGCCGGCAGCTACCGAATGCGCGCTGATAATGATGTTGGAAGGCCCGGCAGTTCCGCCTGATGGCACCAAGTACACAGAAATCGTCTGGGCCGAAGCGTCGGCGTTAGTTACGGTGAAGCTAGAAATCACCGTATTGAGATTGTTCGGCGTCGTGTATTCGTAGGCGCCACTCACGGAGGCATATTTCGAATTAATCAGCGCGATCGACGAGGAATCAGCGAACTTTTTGACCACGCCCTGAAACCACTGCGCCCAAATACGATTGGTGATCATGTTCGGATTAATTAGCGGAGTCTTAAGAGGCAGGGGAGGTAGGTTAGCCATTACGCAGCCCCCGGTTCTAGGTTGATCTCAGCGCCCATGATGATGACTTTCACGGGGTCAGTGATACGCACGCGGAACACGCGGTCACGAGATGCGCCCAGGCGTCTCCAGATGGCCCTACGCTTCCTCGCTCCGATCTTTCCCATCGCAGTCCACTTCTCGTTAGACCAGGAGTGACCACCGTCGTCAGAGAACTGCAGCATGATTTGTGGGTCAGTCCCTTGGCCCGTGCCGTCGATACCAACGCCAGTTTCTAGGTCTAGCTGGAAAGAGCTGTAGAAAACTCGCTTTAAGCCGGCCGTAACATGGGGAAGCGTTCTCTCCCGGATGATCTCAACGCCATCGTCAGAAAGCGCGTCCGTCGTTAGCTGATAGATCTTTCCGTTCGCGTAGTCGCCTACGATGTGCTTTCCAAAGGCGAAGGTGTGGCAGTTGGCGCGGTGCCGCTCAATCGCACCAAGGTTGTTATAGGTGCGCTCATGCCAGTAACCCGTAGTCGCGTCAAAAACCCAGGTCGTGTTTGCGGTCGGGAAGTTCAGGACATAGAAAGAGTGGCCCTCTTCCTGATAGCAGAACCCAACGGCATCCGACACGCTGCTATAGCTCTGAATGGCGGCCTCGACAGCATGTGTAGAGATGCGCTGTGGGGTATAACCTTGCGCCGTATACACTATGCCGGAGCCCTGAGTGTCTTTCCCTAGCCAGAATACCGACGTTGCGTTTCTAGCAATGGAAAAGCGAGCCCCTAGGCCTACCTCTAGGAAAGCGCCCTGAATGCGCTCAAAGGGAAACCCGGCGTCGCCAGAGTCATAGAATACTTCGGTCGTTTGCTCGTTAAACACCCAAAGGTCACGGTGAACTGAAATCAGCCCTACGACCTGATCGGGGTTCCCTTCCGAGGTGGCAAAATCGAGAGGATCAATCGTCGTGTCATTTAGGCCAGAGATAAAGAACTGACCAGAATCGGGCTTATTAAAGATGAAGTAGCCATCCTGAAAGGTGACCTGGTTAGCGCCAGGAAAGTCCGTATCGGTGATTGCCGCGAACGTATTGCTTCCCAGCGTCCAGGTGTAGCCAGTTGCTGAGCCATCCACGATCGCTATCTGAATGCCGTTATCCGCCATAGAAACTTGGCCGGTTACCGTGCCCAATGTTCCGCGGTCCGTGGCTACAAAGCTCGAGTCGATCGAGTAGAACTTATTGCCTCCAACCGCAAAGAGCTGGCCATTCGTCGCGGTATACACAGCGCGAACGGGAGAGGTTGGTAGAGTCACGAGAAGGGTGAGCCCAGGGGTAGGTACCAATGCCGCAGCTTCACCTTCTTTACCGGCGCCGGCTTCCGTTTTCTCGGGATACAAATTAATACAGCGCTCACAGTCGATGTTCTTCGACCTCGCTATATAACTTGCTCCTACGAACCCAGGAAACCGCATCGATTATGGACCCGTGATAATGTTGAAGCGCTTCCCACCTATAAAGGCGTGATCCACTTCTAGTAAGCTGTTTGCACCGTTAACGCGCATGACATTGCCTTTTGCTTCAAGGGCAATGGCCGCAACTTCGTTAGGCGTTTGGCGCCCGTATTCCGGAGCAAGCTCAACGGCGAGGTTGTAAATGATTGCGCGCTCGTAACCAGGAGGTAGATCGATCGTCGTGTTGGCGTTCGTGATCGAGAGGAGCAGCTTCTGGCTATAGATTACTAACTTATAAGCCTGATTAGGAACGGGGTAGAGGTTCAGCGTCTCGAGCGGGTTAGTGCCCTCGCGGTAGACCTTAATCGGAATCCCCTGTGTGCTCTTCTGAGAAACATCTGCCCACTGATCAAGATTGATGATCTCAACCGGGTTTTCCGTCTTGGGCGTCGTAGTCTGTAGCTCAACCGTTACGCGATCGATCGCGACAGGGCGAGCCGTGTCGAACGTGCCGCCAACGCCCATCGTGTATTGAGCGGTTCCAGGAGTAAGCGTAAAGCTCTCTCGCACACGGGAAGGAACCACAAAGCCTTCGGTGCTCCAGGAATCAAGCATCCCCTGAAGCGCCATGATTCCGTCCTGAAGTTCGTCGGAAGATGGGGTTTCACCAGAGGCCAAAACCCCGATCAGGCGAAACGACCGGGAAAGCATGTCTCTAACCGTGCTCACGCCTTACCCCGTTTCTTCTTTACGGGCTCAGCAGCTACCAAATAGCCTAAGTCAGCGGGCTTTGCTTCCTTCACGGGGTGCGTCTCAATCCCTAGATCAGCGGGGGATTCAGAAACTCCTTCGAGCACTTCCAACGCAGCGAGAGAGTTACAGAGGATGGCCTCGTATCCCTTCTCGTTGTTAGCTTTACGGTAGACGAATTTTGGAAAATCCATTTTCTTGTCCTCACCCGTTCAAGAAGGCCCCTCTCCAAAAAGAGAGGAGCCCGATCAACGGATCAAGTTAGCCGTGGATACGGCAAGCGAGTTCCGGATATACAGCCTTCCAGCCGTACAGGATGTCGAAGCGAACCTTCATGAGGTCGTTCGTGATGTCGTAGGCTTGAACCATACGCACCGAGAGGCCCAATTGCTTATCGCTTGCGCGAGCAGCAGAGTGAACGCCTTGCGGCAGCATAAGGTCAGCGCAGCCAAGCACGAATGCATCGCGATGGTAGGCCATGTTCACGTAGCCCGAAGCAGCGCTGGAAGCGAACACCGTGATAGCGGCGTTGTCAGCAGGAGCTGCGGATACGGTCTGGAAAGCGCCCGAGGTAACGATCGCCGGAGCAATCGAGATCGTAGCGTTACCAGAGCCGTCAGAATCACAGTCAGCAAGAACCGTGAACTGGCGAAGTTGGCCGGTCGATTGACGCGACTGCGGGTTAACTGCGTAAACGCCAGCGATGGTGAACACGTCACCAGCCTTCAAGCGGTTAGCAGCTGCAGCCGTCCAGCCGTCGGTTACGAGGCTAGAACCAGTTTGCGAACCACCGTTAACGAGCGGGGTACCACCTTGTACGCCAGCAGTGTGCTGACGAACGTTTTGGTCCATCGAGAACTTGAAGCCACCGAAGAGGCCCATGTTACCTTGCTCGTACTGGTCTTTGATTTGGCTGGACGACTGGAAGAGGCCCTTAGCAGCGTCAACCATTTCAACTTGGGCGTTCGGCTCAATCACTACCGAGCGCATACCGTCGCGAGGAGCTGCCTCGTAGTCCAGCTTAGCGCCGGCCTGGAGGTAGGTCTTGAGAGCGGTAGGAGCGGTGCCGAGGGTACCAACCGAGTTGTATACTTGCTTGTAGAGAGCAAGACCGTCAGAGTCCACGCGGTTAACGATCGACGCCATAGCAGGAGCGAGAACGCGCTTGCTGAAGTCGTCGAGGGAGAGCGTGCGCTCTTTGGTGGTGAACTGAAGATCCACACCGGCCTGGGTGTTGAGAACGAGCGGAACGCTGGTTTCCGTTTGATCTTCAACGCTCATTACGGCGCCAGTACGGCCCTGATAACGAGCAGGTTTACGGATGTTCAGCGTGTCGCCGATCTTTGCGCCGTCTTTAGCGAATTGATCGTCGTATTCACGGTTGACGCCCTTGGCGAAGGTCAGGTTGTTTTCGAGAACGCGAAGGGCTTCCTTCGTGATCATCGAGATTGTAAGTAGAGTATTGGACATCTAAATTCCTTTTTAGATTTGTTTGGCTCGCCACTTTTTGAACTCCTGGTAGCTCATCTCGTCGGGGTCCTTTACGGAGCCCTTCCCTTTTGCGCCAACAGGGGTAATAGGCGGCGGTGCCTTTGATGGTTTGATCTCTTTGGCTTCAACTTCGGGAGCTTGGTCTTTCAGGAGTTTTGCTTCGAACTTGCCAATCTCACGCGCAGCCGCGATCGGAGGTAGCGCACAGATGCGCTTGAACTCTTTCACGTCTTTGGCCAGGTGATAGGCTAGTTCGTTATTGTCTGACTCGAGGATTGCTTGCCGAACGGCTACAGACATCGTCACTTCGCTTGCGGCGTCGATAACGTCGTCGTAATCGTCAAATTTCTCTCTAGCGGCTTCAACGCCTTGCTGATAGCGCTCAATCTGCGTCTGAAACTGGGCTTTCGCCTCGGCTTCTTTCGCTTTCTCTTGCGCTTGGCGTTCGCGTTGTTCGATTTTCCAGTCAGTTACGGCTTCAATCCACTCTTCGTGTGACTTGAAATCTTCCTGCTTGGGTTTGCCTTCAGAGATAGGCTCAACTTTCGCTTCAACCGGCTTGGGTTCCTGAGGCTTCTGACCATTCATGGCCAACTGCCGCCAGTACTCCGCCTTCTGCTCCGACTCAGTAAGGCGTTTGTTCAGCTTGTCGATGCGCTTTTTGAACCCTTTTTTGGGCTTTTTGGGCTCTTCTTTCGATTCGCCTTCTTCGCTCTCGTCATCGGCCTCTTCAGCCGACTCTTCCTTCTTTTCCTGCTCGTTAGTGGCTTCCGACTTCTCACTGGTTTCAGCCGGCGCTTCAGGCGCGGCCTCGGGTTTTACTTCCTCAACTTTGGTTCCGTTCGCTGCGGTGACTTGTTCCTGGGTATCGGTCGTGGATTCTACTTTGATCGTCATGGCGTTCCTTCCATGGGTTGACCTGGTGAGAGCCCGCCAGTAGGCATCTGAGGCATGGGAGCGCTACCTTGCGGCTGCGCCATCATTCCTGGATCTTGTTCCTCGGGAGCTGCCTCGATGGGCTGCTGCAACGCGAGTTCGTGAGGTAGAATCTTTACTAAGGTGTCGTAGCGGTGCTGAATCTCAGCTACTTGGTGCTCTAGGAGGGCTAGTCCTTCTCTCGAGCCAAGCTGAGCAAGCGCGATCTCTTTTTGCGTATCAAGTTTTGCGAACTCAATACGTTCACGGCTTTCGAGTTCGAGTTTCTTTTGATCGATAACGTCGTGAGCCTTATGCACAGCATCCGAGAGCTGCTTGATCATCTCGCCCTGCTGCTGAAGCTGCTGCTGAACCTGAGGCGGTAGAGGCTGGTCTTTGCCGTCGTCGGCGATACCAGGAGGGAGAGCTTTCTTGAGGCGCTCGGCTACTTCTTCGTGCATTGGCCAATCCATGGCCTTGACCATCAAATCCCCGGCAAGCTGCATCACGGCGGGGTTTGCTTTGCTCATCTCCAGCATGGATTGAGCGGCTTCCTGGCGCTTTGTGGCGTAAGACGGGCCAGTTTGAACGACTACGTCATACTTCCCAATGCCAACGTCGAAACGAGCGTCTTTGCCGTCTTTTTGGAAGAGCTTATTGAGGTAGACGATTTCCTGCTCGCCATCTTCACCGATAATGCGTGCAGCGCGAGGAGTGTCGTAGATCTTAGGGATCAGGTCGATAATGATGCGGCCGGCATGGCGCAGGGAGCGCGTAAGGTTATCGACAAAGTGGAAGTTGGAAGTTTGCGCCTGGTTATTGCGGCGCTGAATGGCGATGCCAGAAGTCTCACGAGCCTGAGCGCCTAGAGAAGCATCATAGATACCAGTCGTAGCCTTGATGTCGTCAGCCGCTTCTCTCGAGGCCATAGTGATCGCCTGAATGGCTGGCTCAAAGGTCTGACGCTGGGGCGGGGGAGCAGGAACGCCGTTAAGCGATACGTTCTTGTACTCAAGGTAAGCGTGCGGCTTCTTATGCGCAGTTTTCCACTTGGCTTCGTGGCCAGTGAATTGACCTTCCACGCCAACCCAGGGAGCGCGTGGAGCGAGAGCAATCGTCTCGGTCTCGGTCGACTTCCAGTAGTTGTACATACGCTGAGGGTCTTTGGCGTCGCGAACAACGCCCTTCAGCACAACCTTGCCGTCAACGTCCAGTTCCTCACCGATGACCTTAACGATCGGTATCCACTGGCCAATCCATTCACGCTCTTCCAGGACTTCAACCGCGTTGAGCTTGCACCACTTAACGACCGGCACCATGGCTTGGCGCGATTTCTTAACGGTCACGCCAGGAGCTAAAGGAATGCCATCTTCTGCTACCTGGCCATTGCTCAGGAGATGAATGGTCTTTTCTTTGAACTCTTTATAGAAGTACTCCGCCACGCGCACAGAGCCGGAAGGCATCCAGTCAGGGGCGGAAGCGCCTAACGATTCCCAGTCTTGCATCGAGGCAAGATCAGAGTTTGGGTAAAGGTCTTTGTATTCGTCTGGAAGTAGATCTTCAAAGATGAAGCCGAAGCTGGCATCAGACCCATCAGGTTCAGTCGATCCTGGATCGAGGAGAACCATGAGCGGGTTACGAATGCGCTTGATCAGAATCTCCTGATCGAAGCTCATGGTGTCGGCGTAATCAGTAACAATTCTGAAGTATCCGAGGCCGCCAGTTACGGCAGATTCAAACGCAGTGTCGTAAGCGGTGTCGGCCTGAGAGTTGTACTCAATGTGCTTGATCAGGCCCTGAAGGATTTTCGCGGTTTCTGGGTCGCCTTGATCGTCGACGGGATAGACTTTGATCGACGGGCGGTTTTGGCGTTGATCATTCGTGATTTGCTTCACGAACTGCGGAATGCGATTGATTACAAGGCAGGGGCGACCGTCATTAAAGCGGTCGTTCTTCATCTCGGTGGGCCACTGCTCACCGGAGCGGAATTTTAGATCCTCGATGAAGTCTTGGTGGATATCTTTATGGGCTTCGACAGCTAGCTTGAAACGCTGCTGTGCGATCTTGAGTAGATCAGATGAATTGGATTTGGCCGACTTGGAAGTGTTGGATTGATCCACCACATTCCATGATCCGGATTACCTCAGGTAAGCCCACGCTTACGTGAAGTAAGTTTTTCCTTTACCGGCGTGTGCCTACGACTTGTCTGGACGCCAGCCTTTATTCACCAACCGAATGCCGGCTAGGCAATAGCTACACTCACAGGCCAGGCCGTGGATGTTCTTGGCGCGCTCACGATTGAATGGCAGCGTAAAGTGCTCTTCCACGGCTTGCCTGCCCATAACTTGCCCACAGGATCTGGGGTCGATAGAACGCCAATTATACCCGTAAGCGTAAAACCATCCTGGTTTCGTAGTGTGATTCATGCCATCCATCCGTTTCCGTCGCCGTGGTAACTCGCGAACTCCGGCTCCTGCTTTTCTTGCTTCCGTGGAAACTTAGCACCTAGAACTGGGTCTAGAATCCTGGCCATGCAGTCGAGCATGTCGTCGTGTACGGACACGGGAAAGGCTTTAAATTCGTCATCAATGAACTTACTTATGAAGTCCACTCGCCGGCCTTCGTAATCGAAGAAATAGAGAGATTTAGGGATGTAGAACTTTCCCTGCTCAAAAGTAGGAATCAACATTTTAATGCGATCCTCTTTTTTAAGAGACCCGCCGAGCGGAGTAATGTTGAATCGGTAGTTCTCCCTCTCCATTACCGACCTGTGGTGCTCTATGTCGGCCTGTAATCCGTACTCCTCATAGCCAACGTCTTTTGGCTCCCACTTAGACTGAAGCTCTACAAGTTTCCTGTTCCTTTGGGTGAGGTTTAAGCGGTCCCTTACGGCATCCAGCAAGTAGTAGTTTTGATCGGGTGCCAAGCCGATCACCATCATTACGGTATAGTCGTTAGACTTCTTTTTCTTACTAGCTGGGTCGCATAATAAGTACTTGTTCCACTGGTCGGTGTTGCCAAGTGTTTCGTAGTACTTCAGCCAATCCTCTTTAAAGCTCATGGCTTTGTCGGCAACCGGGTCTTGGAGCATCTGGGTGGCGAATGTATATGGCCCTTGCGCAACTCGTTTCTTGTCTAGCGCTTCTAGTGAAAGCAGGACTGGCTCACCGGGATACTGTCCGTTCTTGGTAGCAGCGTGAATTCGCTTCTCTACAACGCCGCGCTTCATCATATCGTCGTAAGTGTCGTGCAGGTGATAGCGGGTGCCGATGTAGCGGCGTTTAGTTCTCTCTCCGCTTCCAAGGTTCTGGCTCATCTCCCATGCCTTTGTGGTCTTTTTGATTTGCTCGGGAGTGCTAACTGACTCGAGTGTTACTACGTCATCGTAAATCTGGTGAGAGAAGTGTCGCGAAGTGGGTTGACCGTCTACTAGCCCCCACGCCTCAACGGTCGCTTCTTTCGGGTTGGTTTTCCGCTTTACGATAATGCCTGAATCTAGCGCCCATTTATCGGCCTGCTTCTGTGGCTCGGGATATAGTACGTCGGGAAATAGCTCTTGAAGGTATCTGTTCTGCTCAAACTCACGCTTAATCTGCTCTAAGAAGCCTTTGGCGATCGGTCTCGTGTGGCTGAAGATTCCCACCGTGACTTCGGGATCGCAGAGAATATCCTGGATGGTTTTCCCGAAAGTGATGATGGTGCTCTTGTAGTGATCGCGTGCCCAGAGATCAAGATAGCCATCAGGGTTAGCCTCAACCTCCCGGCAGCGGTCATAGAGCCAATCGCGGTCAATGTCTTTGCGCTTACAGCCTACGGTAAGCAGGAAGAACAGGTCTTTCTGAGCAAGATCAATCTGCGCCTGGCGGTCATTGTCGCCCAAGACCTCGAGGTAAAGCTGATTGCATTTCTCGCGTGACAGACCGGCGCAAAGCACTACTTTTCCTCTAGCTGCTTGATGCGCTCTTCAACGTGAACCGAAACGGTGCCCTTGGTTTCGATCGGTTTGCCTTCCGGGCCGCTGTGCTCATTCTTCTGAGCGATCTTCTCGGATTGCCCAAGGTGCTGTTTCCCAAGCCAAATGAGCATGGTCTTGTCACCTTTCTGGGCTAACTCGAATTGCTTCCTTCGGAGGCTGACTTTGCCTACCGCTGCCTTTTGTGCGTAATACTCCGCAAAACCCACCTTGTGCTCACGCTTTACTGCGCGGTCAATGGTGTCCACCGACACGCTGAACCAGTTGGCGATCTCTTCTTGCGTAGTGTGAAGGCCGCAGAGTTTATCAAACTCTTCCCAGTTGATTTCTTTCCGTGGCCTAGCCATTGATTAGCTCTGCTTTCTGGCCGGTGAAGGCTTTTGTCCCGTAAGTTGGCGTTTTCCGGTGACATGGCTCGCAAAGCGTTCGACCATTGCTTGGTTCAAGCCTCAGTTCTGGATGAGATGCAAACGGCTTAATATGGTCGGCGTTCAGTCTAACCCTGTGCCCAGCCCGCGAGCGGTCTCCGCAATTTTGGCAAGTGTGATTGTCGCGGTCGAATACAGCCTTCCGCCAGTCGCGATAGCTGGATCGCTTGCGTTCTAGTTCATTTATGGTGCTGATACCGCCGCGCCAGTTGGGTGCGTTCGCGCCCATGAGCGCCGCACTTTGCTTGGCCCTAACCTCTGCCGATACTTTGCGGCCAGCGAGGTATCCGATCTTGCCTTTATTCCATGTGCGTTGACCCGTCTTAAACATCCCCGAATTTGACGGACTTATTCGAGGAACAGCAATCCTTGCACATCGGCGAGAGCAGAAACGCTGTTTTTCCGGCGCACTCCTCAGCTTACTTGGCTGAAATTCTGAGCCACAGTGCTGGCATGGTCGCGGATCAAACTTCCCCATAAGGCTCCTCTGTGCCATCTTCTAAAACTCTGTGTGCCATTTGGCCAGTAAACTTCATCCAGCGGGATATGATGACATCGCAGTAGTGGGGATCGAGTTCCATTAGGAACGCTTTGCGGTTTGTCTTTTCGCAGGCGATTAACGTGCTGCCCGAGCCGCCGAATAGATCCAGAACAGCGTTGCCTTGCTCAGATGAATTCCTGATGGCACGCTCCGGCAATTCAACCGGCTTTTGCGTTGGATGAAACTCGTTTTTCCCTTCTCGCTTTTGTTCCCACACACTTTTTTCATTGGATGGCCCGAGCCATTTCGGTGAGTGGCCTTGCTTGTGAGCATACAGACAAGGCTCGAAGTTTGGGATGTACTGAGCCATAAACGCCCCGAGTCCAGACTTTACCTTATACCAGCAAATTATTGCCCGCAGGTTCAAAGAAAGCTTGGCAAAGCTCGCAAGCGTCTCAACGGCTTTATTGGTGGAAAACCAAATGTAAAAAGCAGCATGGTCATGACTCGCCAACTCTGCGTTTATAAGTGATTCGGCAAAAAGGTCCGTTAGATCACTTCCCGCCAGAGCGTCATTCTTAATGCCAGTGCGCTTCTTTTCGTTGTGACCGCCTTCGTAGCTCACGCCATACGGAGGATCAGTGAACACCATATCTGCCTTCTCCCCATCCATCAGCTTTTCCACATCATCAATCATGGTGGAATCGCCGCACATCAGCCTGTGGTTGCCGAGGCGGTAAATGTCTCCGCGCTTGGTTCTGGGCTCTACCTTCTCCGGGATTTCGTCCGGGTCACAGAGGCCTTCCTTTTCGGCTACGTCTAGCGTGAAGTTCTTAATCCCGAGGAGATCAATGTCGAAGTCCGGCCCGAGCTCTCCTAGATCTGTGTTGAT